TACGACTGGGGGACTGAAAGTCCCCCAGTTTTTATATGTGTAGTATACGCAAAAATGAAATTTCTAAGAACGATCCGCAGTTTGTGGATCATCTTTCAATTCGCATCTCGTTACAAGGGCATACCTTATGCTCTGCGTACACTGCCACACCATATAAAAAGACTATATAAAAAATAGTTCTTTTATAGGATGATAGATTATGAATATGCCAATGAATATACAAGATTACGTGAAGATCTATGATGGGTTTATAGATCAAAAAACGTGCAAGGCACTTGTCGAAGAATTAGAAAAGGTTCAATGGGCAGAACATTCATTCTATCAAGCACATAATAATCAGTTTGTAAGTTTTGATAAAGAATTATCAATTTGTTATAACGAAGGTTCAGAACACACTAAAATATTGCAGGCTAAAATTTGGCTTGCAATTGAACAGTATATTCTAAAAGATTTTGAGTGGATGAAAGAATGGTTTAGTGGTTGGAACGGATATACACAAGTCCGATTCAATCGTTATAATACTGACACTCGAATGAAACTGCATTGTGATCACATTCACTCGATGTTTGATGGAACCAGAAAAGGTATTCCGACATTGTCAATATTGGGTGCATTGAACGATGATTACGAAGGTGGAGATTTGATATTCTGGGAATCACATAAGATTGAACTGAAGGCTGGTTCAATTATGATATTCCCGAGCAACTTCATGTATCCTCACAAAGTGATTGAGGTTACAAAGGGAACTAGATATAGTTATGTATCTTGGGCTTGGTAAGGAGTAAAAATGGCAACATCACCAACCGACGATTACGATTTTGGATTCAGTTTTGCTGATGACGATAGTTTGCCGTCAGCACCAGTTGTGCAACAGAGCAACGAAGAAATTGCTGCATTGCAATCAAAACTCGATACACTCTTGAGTGCTCAAGAAAAGACTCTTGAAACAGCATTGGTGAAGTCAGTCGAAGAAAAGTATAAAGCCAAACTCAAAGAAGTTGAGGGAATGATTCTTCCACTTCTCCTAAATCTAAAAAAGAATCCAGACAAGGCTTACATTCATTGGCCAAATAGAACGCCAGTGATTGATAAGCAAATTGAAAAGATTACATCTATCACGAGGAGTTGAGATGCCAGATCTAAAACTAGTATGTGACAACTGTGGTTCTTCATTTGCTCTGTCATTTGAAGACGACGAAGTTAGTTACTCGCCAAGCCACTGCCCATTCTGCGGCGATTTTTATGATAATGAGAACGAAGAACTCGACTTCAACGATGATGAAGATTCGTTCCTTGATGAAGATGCAGATTTGGGTACTGAAGACGATTACGAAGAATGATTTATGTCGGCATCGACTATTCGCTGACTTCTCCTTGCGTCTGTGTTAGTCGAGACAAGACATTCTCAAACTCATTTTTCTATTTTCTAAACGATCGTAAAACAGTCCAAGGTAAATGCCACAATATTCTTGGTGACGAACACGATGAATATCTGACCGATCAAGAGCGATATGAAAATATTGCTGGATGGGTTTTAGGAATTCTCGCAGACTTCAAGAAAGAAGAAGTTACAATTCTAATTGAAGATTATTCTTTTGGATCAAAAGGCAAGGTATTTAATCTTGCAGAGAACTGCGGTTTGCTCAAGTATATGCTCTACAAGAATGGATATAAGTTCTTTACTGTGCCTCCAACTGTTGTGAAGAAATTTGCAACAGGAAAAGGTAACGCTACAAAAGAGAAGATGTACGAAGCGTTTGTAAAGGATACTTTTGTTGATTTGCATAGTATAATTAGTCCTACGACTAAACTGGGCTCACCAACAACTGACATTGTTGACGCATGGTATATTGCTCGATATATGATTGATAAGACTGAAACGAAGGAAAATGTATGACGCCAACCTTTATACATGTTTGGAAAAAAGAAGTTCCAGATAATATATGTGAAGAAATTATTGAGTTATTTGAGAAGCAATTAGTAACAAACCCAAAAGTATTCACCGACAGTCGATTTACAGATTCATCAATTCGCAGAAAAGATATAACATCAGATTTGCGAAGATTTAATCGTGATGATTTGGTTCAAAAAATCAACAGTCATCTGATGAAGTGTTTGGAATTTTATGTCAGAGAGTATGGACATTTAGCGTCTAATGTTTATTACTTCAATGACCTAAAAATACAAAAGACACTACCATACGGTGGATTTCATGCATGGCATTATGAAGCAGGAAGTGATTTTGCTACTGTGGCGAGAGAATTAGTTTGGACCATTTATTTAAATGATATGCCACCAAATGAAGCGGAAACAGAATTTTTATATCAAGGAATTAAAATAAAACCAGAAAAGGGATTGCTTTGTATATTTCCTGCTGGTATGACGCATTTGCACAGAGGGCTAACTGTATATACGCATCCAAAATATATACTTACTGGGTGGTTTTCTAGACAAATTGAACCAGTTAAAGATCCAAGAAATATGAGACCAATTTATGAAAATTAAAACATGTTTGGTGACGGGTGGAGCGGGTTTTGTTGGTAGTCATCTTTGTGAAGAATTGCTTGAACTTGGACATCGAGTGATTGCAGTAGATAATTACTACACAGGATCAAAAAAAAATATTGAACATCTTTTTGATCATGAGAATTTTTCTTTCTATAATATGGATGTGACTTCGAAGTTGTTTACGAACACCTTCAGCACGATGCTAATTGATTACATTTTTAATTTGGCATGTCCCGCATCGCCAGTTCATTATCAAAGAGAACCAATCTATACTATGATGACAAGCATTCTTGGTGCAAAGAATTGCTTAGATGTGGCAAAGGCAGTACAGGCTAGAGTAGTCCAGGCATCGACTTCTGAGGTTTATGGTGATCCAGAAGTGCATCCGCAGCCTGAAAGTTATCATGGTAATGTGAGCACAACTGGTCCTCGCGCATGTTATGATGAGGGCAAGCGAGCAGCAGAAACTTTATTCTTTGATTATAAAAGAAAGTATGATCTGAACATTGGCGTGTTTCGTATCTTCAATACTTACGGTCCGCGCATGGCAAAGAATGATGGTCGTGTCGTCAGCAACTTTATTGTAAATGCGTTGGCTGATGGACCGATGGAAATTTATGGCGACGGGAAACAGACAAGATCATTCTGTTACGTTGATGATTTGGTGGAAGGCATTATTAGATTTGCTTTCTCAAATGAAACAGGACCGATTAATCTTGGTAATCCTGGTGAGTTTACTATTGACGAATTGGCGAGTATAATCAGAAAGAAAGTTGGAAAAGGTTATATTGTAAACAAACCGAAAGCAATTGACGATCCGAAACAACGCAAGCCGATTATTACATTAGCAAAAGAAAAAATTTATTGGGAACCTAAAGTTGCGTTGTCGGAGGGATTGGATAAAACAATCGAATACTTCAGGAGAAAGTAATGAACCTAGACGACATCGACGGAGCATTATGGGGTATTGCTGGTGAAGATGGCGAAGATCTAGAAACGACAATCTATCGTTTCACTGACAAGAAAACACCAATCAACGAAGAATTGCAGTGTTACAAATATCATGTTCTTACATTCAAGCCATCAAGAGAGCCTGAGACAATTGAGTTTATGAAGGCTCACATTGGTGATGTGAAGAGATTTATTGACAATCACGCCCGAGCAGGATATAATGGAGTGATGGTGAAGGATGGGTGTATGCCCAAGAAAACAATCAAGGAAATCATCAAAGTTACTTTCCGCGATTGTCAGTTACCACAAATTTGCTTGAAGCCAATATTAGCACAGGTGTAAATTATGAATCGTGATGAAATTGTGAATCTTTTGAAGAACGGAATGGCGACTGTTATCTTTACGAAGGTTGATGGCTCTACGCGGACCATGAACTGTACGCTGAACTCTCGCTATATGCCAGGAATTATTCCCGAAAGCGCAGAAACAAACACTAAAACCAAATCAAATTCTAGTGTTGCAGTTTGGGATACGGACAAAAATGCTTGGCGTTCGTTCCGTGTCGACAGTGTGCAAAAAATCATTTCGTTATAAATAAACCACCAGCCGCCCCACCTCAACTCGGTGTAAGGTTTGTCGCACAGCGATGGCTGCTTTTGTAAAAGAGGAATCCAGGATGCAGTGCGCACTGTGTCACGAAGGATGAACCGAGTTACTTTTATGATTCTCCAACCAAAGACCCGATATGGGCATCAATTCCTAGAGTTATATGGCAACGAATGGTTTCTCATTCGTAAGTCAGATTCGTATTATTCTGCAAAACGTCCAGGACCATGGGGTTTTGTACAGCAAGTTGATGGGTTGAAAACTTTTTATTTGCATCTTGCTGATGATGGTCACTTTTTAATACAACGGAAATAATTCCGATCTATATAATTG